TTCTGCTTCCGAGCAAACTGAAGCTATACGGAGCGAGCAAAGGCATTTCACTGAAATGAAGAATCATTACTTGCGTCCTAAACGATTTAAGGGGCGAAGTTTGGTTCTAAATCAATAATTCCCCACTACTTAACCTTACTTAACTATGTCTCACTCTTCTAAAATTTTTGAAGAGCAGCCCATTCGAGTTCAGAACTTGAATGGGTTTGACCTTTCCCATATGTCGTCTGGTACGGCATATTGCGGTACTCTTACTCCGGTTCTCTCCCGGCTTACCATGCAGGGCATGAAGTTTTCTCTTGGTTGTGCGCTTCAAGTTGAGCTTCCTCCTCTAGCTACACAGGCTTTTGGCCGTATTGACGCTCATGTTGAAGTGTTCTGGACGCCTTGTTCCATTCTTTATGGAGGTTGGAAACAGTTTATCGCTAATAACCCGGAGACGAGCTTTATACTTGCCCAGGCGAGCTATGAGCAATATGACCTTCCTGTTTGGAACTTTAGCGATACGACTTCCGGCTCTCCTTGGTATGTTGTCAATTCTCTTGACGCCCAGAACTATTGTCTTCTTGATTATCTTGGTATCGGCGCCGCTGTTGGCCAGCTTTCTGCCTCTACTCGTAATTTCAAGCTGCTCGCGCTTTTAAACTATCATAAAGTCTGGGATGTTTTCTACCGTAATCCACAGGTTACTCGCACTATCTTTGCGGTTAATCCGGATACTAATGGCCCTGGATTCAGTCATAACGTTGCGTTTGTGCATCATAGCTATTATAGCTCTCTTGTGGCTAACTCATCCCCGGTATTTACTTCTACGGCTGACCTCACTTTCCCGGATGGTGTTAGCGTTTTCTCGCTTCGCCAGCGTAACTACGGGAACGATTATTTTACTGCGGGTAGTCTTAACCCCCAGCAGGGAAACCCTGCGAGCGTTGCTTTTACTGTTGATCTTAATACCGGCGATGGTGAATTTTCAATTAGCTCTTTGAGGTTGAGTAATTCCCTCCAGCGCTTCTATGAGCTTGCGAACTATTCTCCCGAATATCGTTCTATTATGCGTGCGAATTTCGGTTTTACTCCTGGAGATGCTGGTTACGACGAACCTGTCTACCTTGGTAGGCTTGTTGTTCCGGTTTATCAAAAAGGTATTTATTTGCAGGATGTTGCTAATGCTGCTGGGGATTCCTCTGGTAATTCTAATCCTTTTATTAATGGTACTTTTTCTGGTGGTGGCCTTGGTTCTGTTGGTGCTAAAGCTGCGTCTGCTTCGTTCAATGGTTCTGGTGAGATTGTGACTAATTTCAAATGTAAATCTTGGGGGTATCTTCTTGGTCTTTTCTCTCTTGTTCCTCACGCACAGTATAGCTATGGTATTGATAGGGACTTTTTGCGCTTGGGTGTTGGTGAACATCCGTTCCCTGTTTTACAGTCTGTTGGCATGGATGCCGTTAAGGAGTATGAGATTTATGCTACTAGTTCTAACATTAGCTCTGATACTGATTTTTCATATCTTCCTAGGTACTCATATGACAAATATGTTAACGATACCGTTCACGGCGAATTGAGGCCGGGGAAGAATTTGCAGTCGTTTATTATTCAGCGTGCTTTTTCTGCTGCTCCTGCTTTTAATACTGCTTTCCTTGAAATAGGTATTTCTGACCTTGATTCTATTCTTGCTATTGATTCTACTGTTTTGTCTTTCACTTGTTGGTATGAATGCTTCTGGGTGTTTAAGGCGGTTATGCCTCTTGCCGAGTTCTGCGTTCCTACTCTTGGGGATGTTACTGAAGATACCCATAAGATTAACGTAAAACAGGGCGGCTCACGTCTTTAAGTCAAATATTCAATTTTCAATGAGTTATGAAAGCAAATACTGTTGAAATTAAGGCTCTCCCGTCTTGGTTCCGGGAGTGTAAGTTTGATCCCCGCCGCGATGTTGCTGAAGTAGAGCAGGGATTAGCGGTCGATATTAACGAAGCTCTTCGCACAGGAGTAGTGAAGGATGCTGAATATGCTTTGCAGTATAATGGCATTGATGAGCCCGGTAAGATTGTTGGCCGTATTCAAGATAAATTCGATGCTATTGAGGCCCATAGAGTTGTTAAGAAGTATGGCAAGCAAACGAAAGTCGAGCAGGTTGCTACTGCTGGCGCCGTTGAGCCGTCTGCTGGCGCCGTTGAGCCGTCTGCTGGCGCTCCTGCGGCGTCTGCTGGTGGTTCTGGTTCATCCAATTAGATATGTTTAACCCGTCGCTCCCCGATAGGGCAAATTTGGCGGAAGCCACAATTTGCGCCATAAACTTGACCTTATTGGCGGAGCGACAAAAAATGAATTATTATGGCTAAATCTTGGACTTGGTTAGCGAAGCAATGGAAGTGGATGCGTTACACTCCGCTTGGTTTGCTCCCCCAGGTTGACGCTCTGCTTTCTCGTTATTCCGGTACTTCCGGTGTTTGGTCTTCTTTGGCTAAACAGTCCTCTGGCTCTTCCGGTGGGTTGTTTAATCTTTGGGATAATTCTGTCGGTAAAAATGGTCTTGGCGGTATTTTAAATAATATTTCTAGTGCCATCAATCAAATTCTCAAAGGTGGATCCATGGAGAACCTTATTAAGTATTGGACGCATTCCGGCATGACTGACGAAGCTCGCGAGACCATGGACTATCAGCTTGCTAACCAGCAAATTTTGAATGAGCAGGAGTACGGTCGTAAGATTGATTTCTATGAGCAATATGAATCTCCCGCGGCCATGGTTCGTCAATATAAGGAAGCTGGTTTGAATCCTATGTTGCTTGCCGGCTCTGGTGCCGGTGCTTCTGCTTCTGGTGGTGTTGGGAGTGCCGGCTCTGCCGGGACTGCCTCGCCTGGTTCCGGCGACCCAGTTTCCCTTATTGCGTCTCTGGCTAATGTGATGTTTCGTGGTAAGGAGCTTGAGATTCGTAACTATGAGGCCGAGACTCATCGAATGCAGTCTATGGACTATATGCAATATCTTCGCTCTCTTACCGGTAAAACGGATGTTGAGACCGAGCAGTTAAAGGATATTTATCCCCAGAAAAAAGAACTTCTTGAACAACAGACTAATTATTTTTATGAGCTTTGTGCTAGTGAACAAGGTCACCAGGCTCTCATGCGTGCTGGTGTTGACGTGCAGGAAGCTCAAAAGGCTCTTCTTTTGCGGCAGGACGCTATTCTAGCAGCTCAAGAGAAGTATGCTGAAAAATATTTTAGTGCGGTTGCTGCTTTGGAGTATTATCAGTCTCAAATCGCTAAAACTACGTCTAAATTTGAGAGTGAAACTTTGAAAAAGCGTATTGAGGGGTTAAATTATACTGTAAGTGATATGCTCTTTCAAGCTGCTCTTAAGGCTAAATCTTTTGAAAACTTCTCCCAGAACAATATTCGCGAATGGCTTAATACCGGTAGCCGTGTTGTGTCCGCTCTGGGTGGTGTTGCTTTAGGTGTTTCTGGTTTGAGTTCCGGCGCTGCTGCGATTAACCAAGCCACCTCTATGGCTTTCGCGAGAAGTGTTTCGCCTGGTCAAGCCGTTATGGCTGGCGGTTTGCTTTATCCCAATATGTTTAGCGTTCAATAACGCTTGCGTGTGTTTGTTGCGCTCGTATGCGTGAAAAGGCGCGACTGTGTCGCGGTGCGATAATTCGCGAGTATCCGAAAGCTCGCCCAGAAATGGCCGAATTTTTTCGGCGGGCGAGACCGGCTATGCTCGCGAATCTTGCGTTTGCCACTTTTCGCGCGTGCGTGCGCGTTTCGTGCGTGCGCGTGCGTTATGCTGGCTAGCATTTATTTCTTTGATTATTGTCACTATTTGTCAAAAAACATTGCTCCCCGTAAAAATCTTCTCATTTTAGTTGCATAATATAAATTGTGTAACTATATTTGCTCCCGTTAACATTTGTAAACTATGTCTACTACGTTGCAAATTATGGTCTCTTACGCCTCTAAACGTCGGCGTAATTTCACGTTCCATTGCTCTACGCCTACAGAGGCGTTCAATCTCGCTCATGCTCTTTCTGGTATCCAAAATTTGGCCTACCCGGATTGTCATGTCGTTCATTATACTATAAATGTCTTGAATGATGAACCTGACAAATAAAGACTTGCGGGTAATTCTTTATGCTTTGACATGCGTTGCCAATTGGCAAGGTCGTTTTGCTGAAGAAGCTGCTTTGCTTGCAGATAAATTCCGCTGGTTGAAATCACCTATAACCTCTAATAAACAACTTTTAAACATTCTTAATTATGGAAAAAAAGAAGCCTACAAAGGTTGAACGAGCTTCTAATGCAGAAGCAAATGACCTTCTTGAAACCGCTGAAGTAATTCGCGGTTCTGCCACTTTCCTCCGGATGACCGTTGGTATTGTTGCACTCTCCTCTAATCTCTGTAAAGCTGAAGTGTTTGACCAGAATCATTTGGATGACATCAACAAAGCCTACAATGTTCTCTTTGATAATTTTAGCATTCTCTATGCGTCGTTAATGGGGCGCTATTCTGCGTTATCTGCGTCGGATTCTGTAGGCTCTCCGAAAAATGTGCCCACTAAAAATTAACGACTTTCCGGAAGGAGTTCGGGAGCATCTTGTCGATTTAATCGAATCTCTCGAGCTCTTTCCTTTAAAAGTAACTAACGATTATGACTACCAATACTCCTGGTCGTACTTTACCGATAGCGACCGTATATCCTTTCTTGTCGAGCGACTATACGGATATCCGCAAAGGTCTGATTCTCCGTTTCAATCCCCGTTCCAACGTCCTCCGAAGCGTCCCTATGTCGAGCCTCGTTTGTCCGTTGTATCTTTTCGGCAATTAAGTCTTTTTTAGTCTATGGCTCGTTGTATTCATCCTCGTTGGGTTAAGGTTTACGATGCTTTTTCTGGCGCCGCTCGTATGGTTCAGATCGGTTGCGGTAAGTGCGCTAATTGTATTGCGAATCAGCAGGATGAATGGGCTACTAGAATTAGAGAATCTTGTGCTCATGCAGATGACTTCATCTATACAACACTTACCTTTCGTCCAGCCGCCTTCGAGCGACATGGAATGTTACTTGATGTTTCCGACGCTTTGTTAGATCCGTGTTCCGGTTTATCTGAAGAGTCGCGTTATATCTTGCAGTACTATTCCGATAAACATTTCTTTGGCGCTGTTCCGTTGTTTGAAAAAACAATTTTGTCTGAATGGATCAAGCGTGGCCGGGAGAATTATTATTCCGACACTGGGAAGCGTCTTAAATTCAAATACCTATTTACCATGGAACTTGGGCCGGTTCGTTCCCGTCCCCATGCACATGGGATTATCATTGGACTTAAAAAGGACATATACAGACGCTATTTTGCTGAACCGTGGTATCGAGATTTCGGTTTTTACGACTTGCAATACATACGCCGAAACCCTAAGTTTATGCGAAGCTGCGTCGGTGTTAGTCGTTATATTTCCAAATATATTAACAAGGGTTTTTTTGAATCTCCTCTTGTTAAGGATGGAGTCCTCCCTAAATGCTGGCGTATGGTCTCTAATGGGATTGGTGAAGAACTTTTAACTCATAAAAAATATGCTGTTTTTCAATCGGATAAATACAAAGAAATGGCTGAAAGATGTCAACGTATCAAGATATATTACCCAGTTAAATCGGATACAGCAGGCGAGCTCCTCGGACGAAAATGGGAGGCTTGTTGGTATTCAGATCCTGGTAAGTATATTAATTGCGTTATGTCTAACCCTCTTTCTTTTTTGGGCCTTTCTAAATCTCAATTAAAATCACTTTGTTTATATGTTGATGACGATTCTTATTGCCATAAGCTCCCTCGTTATTATAGGGACCGTATTTGCGGTTATAACCCGAATCTCTTTAAGTTTGCAATACAAGTTGCTATACAACAGGATGCTCGCGAGCGTCGTGATACGGAACTATCGCGGCTTGCCTCAAATCTT